AACTTGTAACACTTACTAAAACTGACGAAACACAACAGGCTCTGGCGCTGTTAGATGCAGATTTTAAACATGAAAAAATTACACAATTAGAGTACGATCGCAAACGTGCTGATATATTAAAAGAACCTTGGGTAAGCATGCCTGTAATTAATTGGGATCCTGCAGTTAGTTCGCGTACGTATTTTCAGTTGGATTATAACGACTACTTTTACAAGCATTTGCTGGCTAACGGTTACGATGGTGACGAAGACGATGTTATTAACAAATGGTTAAACGATGTGTGTATTAGTATTACTGAAGAAATAAATGGAATGGAAGCCGATCTTATAACACCGTCGCGTCGAGCAGACCCTTTAATAACCCCAGATAATGATAGCGAAACATAACGACATTGTTGAATGCATGCTTGTTATAAAAGTTTGCTTGACATTAATACCTGCGGCACTATAATAAAAATAGAAACTTATTGGATCAAAAATGCCGCAAACATACATTGTTATTGACACTCAGAATCTATTTCAACGTGTACGTCATGGAGTAAAAGCGCCTGACACAGAGCAACAGCTGGCGCTGGCACTTCATATAATTTTTTCTAGTATTAAAAAAGTTTGGAATCAATTTGATGCCAATCATACTGTATTTTGCCTAGAAGGCCGAAGCTGGCGCAAAGATGTATATACACCTTATAAGGCCAATAGAAAAGCTGCTGCTATTAAACGTACTCCACGAGAAGTAGAAGAAGACAACGTTTTCTTTGAAGTTATGGATGAGTTTATACAGTTTATTAAAAATCACACAAACTGTACGTTGCTACGGCATCCAGAAGCTGAAGCAGACGATATGGTTGCAAGATGGATTAGTTTACATCCTACTGATACACACATTGTTATCAGTAGCGACAGTGACTTTCAGCAATTAATTTCTGAAAATGTTATGATCTACAATGGTATATCTGGCCTACTCCTTACCAAGGACGGTATTTTTGACAAAGATGGTAAGATTGCTAAAAATAAGCAGGGCAACGATATGCCAGTACCTGATCCGGAATGGTTGTTGTTTGAAAAATGTATGCGCGGCGACGATGGTGACAATGTAATGAGTGCGTATCCTGGTGTAAGAACTAAAAAATTACAAGAAGCATACGAAGATCGTTATAATCGAGGGTTTGCTTGGAACAATCTTATGCTCAGCAAATGGATTGACCATGAAGGCATTGAACATCGTGTAAAAGACGATTTTGAACGTAATCGACTTTTAATTGATCTTAACCGGCAACCTGCAGATTTACTAGAGAAATTTAACGAAATTGTTAGAACAAACATTATAGTTGAACCGCGACGTCAAGTTGGACTGTCGCTTATTAAATTTTGCAATCGACATGGGTTGGTAAAGATTGAGAAAACTAGTGCAGAGTATAGTACATGTTTTAGCTCTGTTTATGCAGGTGGCTTGCTACAGTCTCAACAGGATACGGATTAAAGGATCATTTACAATGGTAAAAAAATACAGTCTTAAACCCATTGGGGACACCAGTTGGCTGCTTATAGCAGATGGTGATAGGCTAGGTCTTGTAAACGATCACGACGGTATGATCACTGTGATCGGAAAAATTACTACAAAATCTTTTGCAAATATTGCTGAGTTAGAGTTACACCTAGGCGGCCAACTTGTCGTTGAAGAACATACTGGATTAACCAAAGAGTTGGTATCTGGCGAAATTTCGGGATTTCCAATTAAACATAAATCGTATGCAAACGTGTCTTTAGAACCGTTCCCTAGTTATACAAAAACTGAAAAAACAAAAGAACTATATGCAGCAGGATATTGGGCACTTAAGTTCCAACAAGGGTGGACCCATGCATTTTGCCCTCGTTTAGCTACATTAGCAGAATACGACCACATTGGGCCATACACTACAAAACTTGAAATGCTACACCAAATATCGCAAAAAAACAAGGAGATACAAGTATGAGCACAAGCGCATTGGAAGTTTTTATTAAAAAATATCAAACAGCTCGAAATTACAACAGCAAGGAAATCCGCCTTACTATTCAAGATGCCGAAGAACTTAGCACTGCGATTGCCCTTGTTCTTGCTAATGTAAACAATCTTAGTAGCAAAATAATTACACTACAAGATCAGCTGTTAGCAGATAAATCTGAAATTGAGTTGTCGGGTGGCAGTTTTTTTTGACAACGCATTTGTTGCAATTGAGCATTATTTGCTAAGACGTACGTAATTAAATACAGCTTGCACGGCTTCAATGCCGATTACGATACTATAATCAAAATATGGCTGAATTATTAAAACAACGTAGAGAAATGGCTTTAAATGGCTATGGTAACAACGACCATGAGTAAAAATCTACATGAAATGCAAGTGTTTAGCCAGTTAAGTGGTGGCTGTCACTTGGTCTCAGTTGGCACCGATCAATATGCATGCATAGGCGGGATAGTGTTGCCGTACAGCATTGCAGTTTTGGTCATGCTGTGGGTAATGACTGGCAACTGTTCATATGAACCTATTCTATGCGAATCCGCACAACTAAGCGACGTGTTAAAATTAAACACACATAATATCGAATTAATTAAAAAAACTGACCCGTATGGTATGGTACATTTCTTACATAGTAAGATAGAAACTGTTATGGCTAATTGGTCTGAGATTGAGTTTGAAAGGCTACTTGGCAGCTTGTCAGGTTCTTTTGCCAAATAAGATAAATATTCATGGAGAACCCCATGAGCCGACCAAAGCCTACCGTATTATTAGATTATACAGATTCAGAAACTTATAAGAGCGAACAAGTTCTTATGGCCGAAGGTATATACGCGGTATTCTTGGACGATCAACCGATTAATCTCCGTAGTCTAAACAAACTGCTTGATTATCCTGGGCCAAAATACAAAAAATGTTCATTTTCTAATTCCGGCCACGCACACAACTTAGCTGAAAAACTAAATGCAATGTTTAAGACCGATCGCTTCAAAGTGTATCTATTGACAAATGGCGAGATTATTACGGAAAATCTCTAAACATCTCAGTCCGTTGCCGTCCGGTTGGCATCTGAGAGAAGAGCTTGTGTTAGCACTGTTGAACAACTGGGAAATTGTTGAAACATGGCACAATTTACAACACAGCATTTTACCCAATACTACAGATGAGATTGTTAGATTATTTTTTATAAAAAATAGCTGGCAGCTTACTAATCTAGGAGCCATTGCCATGTATAGTACATGTCAATCGTGGGCACTTGAACACGCAGATAATGCTGCTATAAACGGCCGAGTGTTAATTAACATGGGCAGAATAACCCAAAGTCCATGGTGTAATCGCGGCCGGCATGTTTATGTTTGGAATGAAGGCACTCATTTTGAAATGCTGATGTTTGATGGTAGCATAAAACGATTTGTTGATTTCCACCTAAAATAACTGTTGACACTGACAGATATCTGTCATATAAGTGCGATGCAACCAAACAGTTAGTTTAAGGGGTACAACATGGCAACTGCAACACGTAATAAAGTTTTAGAAATTAGCACAGTTAATCCGAGCCGTTTAAAGTTGGCAATTCAGCATAGCATTGCACGTAAGCGCCCATTGTTTATTTGGGGTCAGCCTGGCATTGGCAAGAGCGAGCTTGTTGCAGAAGTGGCCAAGGATCAAAATCGCCCGCTTATTGACATTCGTCTGCCACTTATGGAGCCAACTGATATCCGCGGCATTCCGTATCTTGCAGAAGTAAAGGTATACGACAGCAAAGGCAATTTGGTACGTGACGAAAACAATGTGCCAATTATGAATAAAGAATTTCGTTGGAGCACCCCGAGCGACCTTCCAATCGACGAAGCAAGTCGTGCGCTGGTATTTTTTGACGAAATGAGTGCTGCGCCGCCAAGTGTGCAGGCAGCAACTTACCAAATCATTCTCAATCGACGGATTGGTAACTATCAACTGCCCAACGACGCTGTAATCATTGCAGCAGGCAATCGTGTTAAGGACAAAGGTGTGTCGTACAACATGCCAATGCCACTGGCCAATCGTTTCACACACCTAACACTAGATGTCGATGTTGACGATTGGAAAGAATGGGCCACACTTAACCGTGTGCATAAAGATATTGTAGGTTATATCAGCTTCCAGCCTAGCGATCTTAACCAGTTTAATCCAAGTGTAGACGGGTATGCATTTGCTACTCCTCGTAGCTGGTATTTTGTTAGCGAATTGCTGCAAGAACCTGGTCCAGATGGCAAGCTGGTTGATACTAACCTTCCAAGCGATGTTCTTGGCGACATGGTAAAAGGCACTATTGGCGAGGGTGTTGGTATTAAATTCCTTTCTTATCGCAAGCAAGCTGCTAATTTGCCGCATGCAAAAGATGTACTAAGTGGTAAAGTAAAAAAGTTGTCTAGCAAGCAGATTGATGTGATGTATGCGTTGACAACTGCTTTGTGCTACGAATTGCGAGATGTATCTGAACGTGCCGAAAAGGCTGAACGTGCCGGCGATAAAAAACCAATGGAGGACTTCCATACACAAGTTGACACATTCCTTCGATTTATTATGGATAACTTTGAAGAAGAGCTGTCGGTAATGGCAAGCAAAACTATTCTTGGTACCTATAAGTTGCCTATTAAAGCTCCGCGTCTCACAAACTGGAACGAGTTTGTAAAGCGCTTTGCAGATCTTCTACCAAATACTTGATACAAACCATACAGGCAGATGATACTCCATCTGCCTGTATACTTATAAAATAATACTTGACTACATCAAGTTCATCTATACAATCGCAGTAGTAACATCTAAGGAGGTATCATGCCAATCGTGCCGCAAGAAACTAAGCGTAGTCCAGTAGAGACAAAACTGAAGCAGGCTAAGATTAAACTCTTGTTTAATCAGCCGTTTTTTGGTGCATTAATTATGCATTTACCATTGGTAGATGCAACAGATGCTGGGTGGTGTGCAACTGCTGCGGTTGACGGACGTTATATTTACTACAACCGAGATTTCCTTAAAAAGCTTGATGTTGACGAGATTCAGTTTGTTCTTTGTCACGAGCTTCTACATGTAGCGTTTGATCATTTTGGTCGTCGCAGTCACCGAGATCCAAAATGGTGGAACATGGCCAACGACTACGTGATCAATGCTGCGCTAATTCGAGATAAAATTGGTAAGATGCCTACTGAGCGAGTACCTGTAGATGATACTGATGACTCTGGTAAAAAAACCAAAAGTCATCGTGTAGGATTGTACAACGACAAATACATTGGATGGACTAGTGAAGCTGTCTACGATGATCTTGAAAAACGTAAGGTTAAAAAAGAACTAACTCTGGATATACATCTTGAGTTAGGAGACGACAGCAGATCAGCTGGCAGTGACAAGATTGTTGCTCGCGATGCCAATGGCAACGAAATTAAACTTACAAATGCCGACTTAAAAGCTATTCGTGATGAAATGAGAGGCAAGATTTTGCAAGCTGCCAACGCAGCCGCAGGCAAAATGCCTGCTAGTTTAGAACGTTTAATCGACGGACTTGTAGAATCAAAAGTTAATTGGCGAGATTTGCTTCAA